GATACACGAGTCAGAGCCATCATATCTTACGCTGATAGCGATTTTCATGGCGGCACAATTTATCGGGCTTGTAACTTTAAATATTGTGGGCTTACAGATGCTAAAAAAGACTTCTACTATTCAGACGGCACCAAGCATTCAAGGGGTAAAATAAAAGGTGCTGAGGGAGAATGGAAAGACCGCTCCCGCAAGCACCGATACGTTATGATGTTTGATAAGAAACTAGAGTTATTGTGGTGAAGTATTTCTGGTATTCTCAGTAGCAGCAATTCTCTTATTGATATACTGAGAAGACTTTTCATATTTCATTATTCTTCTCATATCATTTAGATACTGTTGTAAGTATTCTGCTTTCAGAATATAAATCTGCCTCTTCTCTTCGTTTAGTCTAACTTCATGTTCGTAGTTAGTAACACCACCAACTGGGTTTAAGTTTGCAGTTGGTGTGCTTGGATCTGGGATAGAGAAGTTTGAATCAACAACTTTACCTTTAGGAAGTATCAGTCTTCCAGAAGAATCTTTTACCTCAGTTGTTTCATAAAACCTAATAGCATTCAGGTCACTACCGTACTTGTTCTCGGCATATCTATAAAGTTCATAGTCTGAAAGGGGCCATTGGTCTCTGACGTTAATGATACCAGCAGTCAGTAAAACAACCCAGTCATAAGAAACATCACCATAGAGTTTGTTAGCAACTGTCTCTGGTCTTTCACCTTGACGTATCTGATACTTATTAAACAGAGTAAAAACATTCTGTAAGTCATCACGAAGTTTGACCCTTCTGAAAAGGTTCTTGACTCTTACATATTCAGTAGATGAGTTTCTATCTTTTAGTGGAGACTGATAGAATAAGTCTGGTAGTTCTCTGAAGTAACTCATTTTAGTAACCTACGCTCTTTGGATCTGTGTTATCATAATCTTCAGAATATATTGGATTGAGTTCTTTAAATGCCAAACTCATTTGCATATGAGTTGGAGTTCCATCCCAGAATGTCGAATAGGTATTTGATCCAGTATAGTTGATTTGTAGGTCAACGAGTGCCATGGGTAAGAAAGAGTTCAGAACTGGATGTTTTTTACCACCCTTCATATAAGTCAGTTGGAAGATATGGGGAGCAGAAATGAAAACTCCTTTTACTTTAGAGTTTCCACTTGCATTTCTATTAGCACTCATTCTTTTCTTAAGTGTCCTAATGATAAGGATAACTTCTTCTGCTTCTTTTTTATCTCTTGGGAAGAAATCAAAGTTAAACTGGAAGTTTCTCAGACCAACGCCATCGAATAGAAGTTCTAGGTTTGGGTTAAATACCTGACCAGTTGCCCTTGAGATTAACTGGTTGGCACTAACATTACCACCTAGAGCACCAATAGCGGTTGCTGAAAGTGCATTCTGCAATGCCTTCATTAGTTGTGGATCTCCACCAACTGATGCACCAGCTGTAGTTAAAACTTTCAGTGCTTGTTTAAGTGCGTCTCCTGGATTATCTTGGAAGGCATTGGCAAATCCAACACCAAACGCTTCTGCTGGGTTAAGAGTACCTTCTCCCCAACTAATTTGTGTGGTATCGCTTATTTGTTCTGGTATTGGTAGATATATTGTATGCTTTACGTGTTTTTTATTAAAACTCTGTTCCGCTTTTTGAGATACTGTATTTAACTGAAAGTCGGCTTTTTCTCCAAGAGTAATATTTGGTATGTCTTTTTTTCCAGTGTCTGGATTTTCTAAAGGATTATCTTTATCATATACAAAGAGACCATCTAAGTTAATTGATGGTGGAACAAATTCAGCAATCTGAATCATCAGATAGTCAGATTCATTATTGAGTCTAGCGTATGGATATCTTAGAACTTTATCTCTGGCTGGTTTGATTGGTTCATCACTCAAAGTAGATGAAGCATTTGCCTGGGCTTGTATTTGCCCACTTGTGTAGTTGCCATTCGTAGTAAATGATCCACTAAAAGTCCCCACATCCGCAGCAGCAGATGAACCAGGAGCGAAATCAGATAAAGCCATTTATCTTGGTTTTCTAAGTATTTAGACGGAAATTGGCAAAAGGTATCATTTGTAAGTCTTTCACTTCTGATGGGTAGACTTCATACAACCCACCAGCAACTTCGTTCCAAGTATATTGTCTTGTCTCACCCCAATGAAAGTTTAAACCACGGAAACCCCATTGGAATACATCAGTGACAGCAACAAAAGGGTTTTGATCATAGTTTAGTGATGTTGTCTTGGCATTATAAACAAAGACATAAAACTTACCTGCTTCAGGTATCTTTGGTCCTTCATCTAGAACTTCTAGGAGTTCTACCATAATATCATCAGGGTCTCTAGTACCAATAATACTATCACTTATCCCACGGACTCGGTTTACGTTTGTATCTGTATCTGTGGGTCTTTTTGCCATTACTTGATACCTAGTTCTTTCTCAGTAAAGACTCTGAACTCATAACCTCTATCAAGACACCATTCTTTTGCTGCCTCCCATTTTGCTTGGTTCTTAGCATATTCATATGCCTCACGAATATAACCTTGAGTTTGTCTCTTTGGTTTTGCTGGAGGAGCAGTCTGACGAAGTGGTTTGATTTCGATAATATATTTCTTTATTTTCCCAGATGACTCCTGAACTTTAATATAAAAGTCTGGGAAGTATCTATGTGGTTTGTTGTCTACTGGAGACCGATACCACACATACATTTCTTCACTACCCCATTCTAAAATATTTGGATTATTATCACAGTAACGGCAAAATTTTCTTTCCCACAATGATCTATAGATTATATTTGATGGATCACCTTTGTATTTTTTGGGGTTGGAAGGTTGATATTTACCTTTATACGACATTGGTCCATCCCTTTACAGATTTTCTTTTTCCATTTAATAATTCAGATATGTGTCCACTAGATAGTCCATTTTCTTTACAAAAATGAGATAGACAGTCAAACTTAACAATTTTACCGTTTGGTGCTATAATAGCCCCACCCTTTCGTAAAGTGGGTTTCCCAGTTTCACGCATTTTCTGCTTTGCCGATTCAGTATGGGGTCGATTATGAATCATTCCATAACCATGAACATTTTCATCTTCTGAGGTATCAATCCATATTTTGCCATAATATGGGACACCCAAAAGTTTTGAAATTTTTTTCGTGTCAAAATAACCACTATATGCCATCTAAATAACTAATAATGTAAGACTCGTATAAGGTATTTAGAGTGGCAGCACCTAGACCAAGAAGGATATCAGATTTCAAACCAGCACTAACTAACCTAGCGCAAACCTCACATTATCAGGTTATTTTTGGTGGACTTCCACTACCTTTAAGACAACACTTAAATGTCCGTGGAGTTGGTTATAGGTTCATTACTGAAACATCAGGACTTCTTTGTTACTCTGCTTCTCTACCTGGAAGTTCCCTTGCTACTGCTAATATTAAAGGGAACTTCATGGGAGTCGTTGAGAATATGGCTCATACAAGACTCTTTACTGAGATAGGTCTGGAGTTTTATGTTGATAATGAGTATAGAACTCTTAAGTTCTTAGAGCATTGGATGGAATTCATTGCTAATGGTTCTGCTCATAGAAAAGCATCTGATAACTATTACTTCAGAATGGAGTATCCATCAGACTACAAATCAAACCAAACAAAGATTATTAAGTTTGATAGAGACTATGGTGAGAATATAGAATATACCTTCTGGGGATTATTCCCAAGAGACCTTTCATCCACAGTAGTAAAGTATGATAACTCAGAAATATTAAAAGCATCTGCTCGTTTCAGTTACGACAGATATATCTGTGGTAAAAATGACAGTTACTCTATTCATAGAGGAAATGAAGAAAATAAGGAAGAGCAGAAGAGTTCACCACAGTCACAGACTTTAGTTCCACAGAGAGGAGCTTCTGGCGTTGTCTTGAGAAGACCGGATCAATCTGTAGCAGAAACAACAAACACAAACTCCTGGGTTAATCAAACTGGAGAACGCAACGTCCTGAATGGTTACTAAATATTCCTAACTGAACTTTTTGGGTTGTTATGCCTTTACCAAAGATCTCTACACCAACCTATGAGTTGGAACTGCCTTCGAGTGGAAAGAA